GTTCAGTAGCCGAAGTCGAGGAAGCTACCTTTGGTCGTGGTAAGTGGTTTGACATTCGTGACGACCGCAATGACCAAGACCCTAAAGACATCGCTTATTTGCGTGAACAATTGTCAGAAGACTTTCAATTCACCAAGACCCGCAAGGCTGTCGCTGAATGTATCCTTAACGCCGCTGTCTATGGTACTGCTGTAGGCGAGTTGGTGATCGAAGAAGTCAGAGAGATGAAGCCAGCTACGCAGCCCATCATGGATGGTGCTATGCAAGCGGTTGGTGTTAACATTGAAGACCGTGTAGTTGTTAAACTGCGCCCTATCCTGCCACAGAACTTCTTAATTGACCCTGTTGCAACCTCTATCGAAGACGCTCTTGGCGTTGCGATTGACGAATTTGTTCCTAAACACCAAGTAGAGATTGGAATCCAAAATGGTATCTATCGCGATGTTGATATTGAGTCTGCCGATACTGATTCAGACATTGAAGCAGACAAAGAGCTTACCTCTTTTGATGAAGATAAAGTCCGACTAACCAAATACTATGGTTTAGTTCCCCGTCACCTGTACAACGATGCTGTGATGGAAGAAGATGAGGATGAGTTGTCCAAAACCGTTAAGCCTGAGAAGGATGAAGACGAAGAGGAAGAGAAGGGCTACATCGAGGTGATTATTGTTATCGCCAACGGTGGTCAACTATTGAAAATTGAAGAAAACCCCTACATGATGCAGGATCGCCCTGTTGTGGCTTTCCCTTGGGATGTAGTTCCCTCACGTTTCTGGGGTCGTGGTATCTGTGAGAAGGGTTATAACAGCCAAAAGGCGCTTGACGCTGAGCTTCGTGCCCGTATCGATGCCCTAGCCCTTACCGTCCACCCAATGATGGCTATGGATGCCTCTCGTATGCCTCGTGGGGCTAAGTTGGAGATTCGTCCGGGCAAAACAATTCTTACAAACGGTAACCCAGCCGAAATCTTGCAACCATTTAAGTTTGGTAGCTTGGATCAGGTTACATTCGCTCAGGCGGGTGAGTTGCAAAAGATGGTTCAGATGGCTACAGGCGCTATTGACGCTGCTGGTATCCCCGGCACTATCAATGGTGACGCTGCTGCTGGTGCTGTTAGTATGTCAATGGGGGCAATCATCAAGCGCCACAAGCGCACCCTGATTAACTTCCAAGAGTCTTTTCTCATCCCTATGGTTGAGAAGACAGCGTGGCGTTACATGCAGTTTGACCCTGAGCATTATCCAGTGTCCGACTATAAGTTTATTCCATCCTCCTCTTTGGGCGTTATTGCTCGTGAGTATGAGGTGACGCAATTGGTTCAACTGTTGCAAACCCTTGGTCAACAAAGCCCAATGTACCCGATGCTGGTATCTGCGGTTATTGACAACATGGGCTTGTCCAACCGTGAAGAACTTATGGCTCAGTTGGAGCAAGTTTCTCAGCCTGACCCACAAGCGCAGGAAATGCAACAACAACAGATGCAAATGCAGATGCAAACGTTGCAAGCTCAACTTGAACTCATCCAAGCTCAGGCAATGGAAGCTCAGTCTCGTGCCCAGAAGTATCAGGTCGAGAGTCAGTTGGAGCCACAAGTTGTACAAGCTAAGTTGGCAGCAGCCCTATCTAATAACTTACAAGCTGGTGACGCTGATGAAGCTGAATTCCAGAAGAGAGCTAAGATTGCTGAGCTGATGCTGAAAGAAGCCGATATTGACAGCAACGAACGTATCGCTGTTATGCAAATGAAGAATAAAAACACTTGACAAAAACATAAAAGTGTGGTATAATTGCAACATCTCTCCACATTATGAAAGGATAAAGAGATGGACAAAGAACTACAAGATTATTACGAAACATTACTAGATTTGTTTTCCTCAAAAGGGTGGAAGCAGTATATAGAAGACATTTCCGACAATATGGAATTTCTTCAAGATATTACTACCATCCCAGATGAGAAGCAATTCTGGTTCCGTAGAGGACAGATAGAAGCGATCCAGCGAGTTCTCTCTTACGAGTCAGCGATTAAAAACAGCTACGAGGACTTTGAGAGGGAAGTGAATGCCTAAGCGTATCTACGAGTTTATCTGCGGAGACGACCACCTCACAGAAGCTTACATTGATTCTGAATTAAGAACAACCAATTGTAAAGTGTGTGGTCAACCTGCAATCCGAATCGTTAGCAAACCTATGGTCAAACTTGAGGGCGTGACCGGAGATTTTCCCGGCGCAGCAATGCAGTGGGAACGGAAGCGAAACGAGAAGATGGCGCAGGAAAGAAAGAGTGCCGCTGA